GCGCAGAAAAAAGACTTTGCCGCGCTGTGCCTAGTGTTCCAACGCGACGATGTGTGGCACGTCTTTATCCGGTTGTACCTCAACGAGCTGGCCGTGCAGGAAAGCGGCAACGCGCACCTGAGCGGCTGGGCACGCTCTGGCTACGTGCAAGTCACGGACGGTGATATCACCGACTTTGACGTGCTGGCCGACGACATGCGTGCCTACTGCAAGCAATTCGACGTGCAAGAAATCGCATTTGACCCGGCCTTGAGCATGTATTTCGCCGGGAAATTGATCGAAGAAGGCTTGCCGCTGGTCGAAATAGCCCAGCGTTCCCTGTTCTTCACCCCGCCATTGATCCAGGTGGAAAACCTGGTGCTGGAAAAAAAACTCAAGTTCGACGGCAACCCCGTCATGACATGGATGGTCAGCAACCTGGTGGTCAAAGTCAGCAAATTTAACGAGCTGCGCAGCCCCACCAAGGCGCGCCCAGAAAACAAGATCGACGGCGCAATGTCCATGCTCATGGCACTGGGGCGGGCCTTGGCGATGGAGAAAAAAGAAAAATCGTTCTGGGAGTCGGAGTCTTGAACGCGATCACACGGTTCATGCCATTCCTGGCGCGGGCGTTTTCGCAAAAGTCCAACAATACGCTGGACCTGTTTCGCCAGATATACGGACCGAGGCAAACGTCAACCGGAAAAACTGTCAACGTCAGCACTGCAGTCGAAGTCGCCACCGTATTTGCATGCTGCCGTGTCATTGGCGAGGGAATTGCCCAGGTGCCGCTCAAATTGATGCGCGAATCGGCAGACGGGAGAATGCGCGTCCCGGCAAAAGACCACCGGTTGTATTCCAAGCTGGCATTCCGGCCAAACCGCTGGCAAACCAGCTTTGAATACCGTGAAATGCTGGCCTGGCACGTTGTTTTGACTGGTAACCACTTCTCTTTCATCAATCGCGTTGGCGAAAACATCATAGAGCTGTTTCCTTTCTCACCGGGACAAGTGAAAGTCATCCGTGAGACAAACGCAGACCTGAGTTACGAAGTGACATCAGACGATGGCAGCGTACAAATATTCCCTGCATCGTCAATCTGGCACGTTCGCGGCCCCTCGTGGAATAGCTGGTATGGGCTAGAAGCCGTAAAGCTGGCGCGCGAAGCTATTGGCCTTGCCATATCCACCGAAGAAGCCGCAGGAGCGCTGCACAAAAATGGTGTTCGTCCGTCCGGCGTGTACAGCATAGAAGGAACGCTCAATGATGAGCAGCACAAGACGCTTGCAAAATGGATTGACGATCACGTTGCAGGATCCGCAAACGCGGGAAAAGCGCTAATTCTTGACCGAAAAGCCAATTGGATCAGCACGCAGATGACGGGAATTGACGCGCAAACATTGGAAATGCGCCGATTCCAGATCGAAGAAATCTGCCGCTTTGCACGTGTCATGCCGATCATGGTGGGCTACAGCGACAAAGCATCCACCTACGCCAGCTCTGAGCAAATGTTCCTGGCGCATGTGGTGCATACCTTGGCTCCGTGGTACCAAAGGCTGGAGCAGTCGATTGATGCATTTCTTCTCACCGAAAAAGACAGGATAGAGGGCCTGTATTCGTGTTTTGTCGAAGAAGGACTGCTACGCGGCTCCACGGTGGATACCAAAGACGCCATTTTGGGCTATGTCAATGGTGGGATATTGACGCCCAACGAAGGACGGGCGCTGCTTGACAAAAACCCAGACCCAGACCCGAACAGCGACAAGCTGCGTATCCCCACAAATATCGTGGGAGCAGCTCCACCAGCGCCTAAAAAAGGAGATGCCAATGGCAGCAAAAACCCTTGATTTTGACTTTGAAGTCAAAGAAATCACCAGTACCGGGAACTTTACCGGGTACGGAAGCGTTTATTCCATCGTCGACCGAGGCGGTGACATCGTAGCGCCTGGTGCTTTTACGGAATCCCTTGCCAATTTGGCGGAAAAAAAACGCATGCCAGCCATGCTTTTTGGACACCAAGCCAGCCAACTGCCCGTTGGAGCTTACCAGTCGATCAAAGAGGATGCTGCCGGATTGTGGCTGGACGGTAATCTGGCCATTGATACCCAGCTTGGCGGTGATCTGTACAAGCTCATGAAAATGAAAGCGCTGAGTGGCTTGTCGATAGGATTTGTAACCCGTGATGACAGCTATGACAGAGTAACAGGCATCAGAACCATTAAAAAAGCCGATTTATGGGAAGTATCCCTGGTGAATTTCCCCATGAACGATGCAGCGCGCGTGCAATCCGTCAAAAGCATCGAATTTATCGAATCCATTCGTGATGCCGAGAAATTCCTGAGAGATTCCGGGATGTCTCGCACTGAAGCCGTGGCCTTTATCGGCCGCGTGAAGAGTATTGGACCGCGCGATGCGGGTGAATACGATATGCGCCAGATCGCCGAAACGCTCAAGCATAGAAGCATTCCCGCATAGGCACTCAAACCATTCCACAAACAGCCACCCACCAGGTGGTTTTTTTTCGTCTAAAGGAAGACAAACCATGCAACTTACTCGCAAAAACATGACTATCGGCTTTTTGGCTGTCGTCGCAATCGGTGCCCTATGCGCAATTGCAGGGCACCCACTCATCAATCCTGAGGCGCTATCAGGCCTTGGCATGCTGCCTTTCGTCATTGGAGAGGTCACCATCACCGACATTAAAAACATCCTTGAATCCCAAGGAAAGGCCTGGGAGGAACACAAAAAAACCGCTGACGAATTGCTTAAATCCAAAGCCGATGGCAAAGCAGTCGCTGATCTGGAGGCCAAACTCGCAAAAATCGGCGAGGAGATGGACAAGCTGTCTGAATCCAAGAAGATGATTGAAGATTTCATGGCCAAGACTACCGCGCCTGGTGCTGGGGCGGCGGTTGACAAGGACATCGAAAAAGAAGTCAAGGGCTTCAACGCCATGGTGCGCGCCGAATTCCAAAGCAAGGGTAAATCCATCCCTTCTGCCTTGGACGCTGAAGGCTATAAGCAATACAAATCGGCGTTTTTTAAGCTCGCATCCGGCACAACGGTAGATTCGTTGTCTGCCGATGAACGCAAGTCCTTGGTTGCAGGCAGCGACCCGGATGGCGGATATTTGTTGCCAGAATCCACGGTGGGCCGCACGGTTGCTAAGGTCTATGAACAGTCAACCATGCGTCAGCTTGCTACGGTACAAACCATCAGCACAGACAAGCTCGAAGGCCTCATTGACAACAATGAAGCTGACGCTGGCTGGGTATCCGAACTCGGCACGCGCAGCGAAACCAACACGCCGCAACTTGGCCGCTACGAAATTCAGGCGCACGAAATGTACGCCATGCCCAAGATCAGTCAGAAACTGATTGACGACGCTGGAATGGATGTTGAGGCCTGGCTGGCTGGCAAGGTGGCCGATAAATTCGCTCGCGTTGAAGGCGCTGCATTCACCACCGGCAACGGCGTTGGCAAACCACGCGGCCTGTTTTCTTACGACACTGCGGCTACCGCTGACGACTCCCGCGCATGGGGAACATTTGAGCATGTCAAGACCGGAACCAATGGTGGCTTCAACACCGCCACCAAATCAGACCCGTTGTTTGATCTGATTGGGGCATTCAAAGACCGCTATCTCCAGAACGCAAGTTGGCTAATGCGCCGCGAACTGCGCACTGCAATCCGCAAGCTTAAGGGCGCAACCAGCGACTTGTACCTGTGGGAGCCTGGCCTGGCCATTGGCGTTCCTGACCGGCTGCTTGGCTACCCTGTCAAAGTGGATCAATATGTTCCCGCACTGGCAACAGACTCCCTGTCTCTGGCATTCGGCGACTTCAAGGAAGCCTTCCTGATCGTGGACCGCATCGGAATCCGAACATTGCGCGACCCGTTCACCGCCAAACCCTACATCGTGTTTTATAGCACCAAACGCACGGGCTCCGGAGCAATCAATTTTGAGGCCGTCAAGTTCCTCAAGCTGTCCGCGTAAAGCAAAAACTGGGCACCTTGCGTGCCAAGATAAACCATCAAATCTCAGGAAAAATCATGGAAAACAGCGATCTTTTTAACTGCATCAACATAAAACGTGCCATCAGTCCGTGTAACGGTGGTGGAGATACCCCGCTGGTATCGGAAATCATCGACATGCAGGGCAATGCTGCCTTGGTATTCGCCATAGCAACCGGCTCTTTAGCCGATGCCGCCGCCACATTCACCACTCTGGTGGAGGACGGTGACGCATCCAATCTGTCGGACGCGGCCGCAGTAGCCGATGCCGATCTGCTTGGCACCGAGGCACTGGCCAGCTTCACGCAGGCCAGCGACAACAAATGCTTCAAAATTGGCTACAAAGGCATCAAACGTTACGTGCGCTTGACCATCACCCCCAGTGGTAATGCAGCGGATGACTATATCAGCACAATCGCCATCCTGTTCCCGCAGCTGCAACCAGCACCCAACCCGCCGGTATAAGCACCAAAGGCAAAATCGTGGCGCTTAAGCTCATAACCCCTGCAACCGCGCAGCCAGTCACCCTGGATGATGCGAAGAAGCAAACGCGCATCGACACCAGCGATGACGATGCGCGTCTGAGGGCCTACATTTCCAGCGCCACTGCCATGGCGGAGCAAGCCACGGGACGCGCCCTGATGCCGCAGGAATGGGAACTGACACTCGATGCGTTCCCGCAAGCCTTCATCCTCACCCGAGTTCCCCTGATCGGGGTTGTCAGCATTAAATACCTGGACCAATCTGGCGTCTTGCAAACACTGGATGCCAGCCAGTACACCATTGACGCTGCGGACGATTATGGCCACGCCCGCGTGACACCGGCGTACCTTAGCGTGTGGCCACTTACGCGCAACACCAGCAACGCCGTGGCCCTGCATTACAGCGCAGGCTACGGCGATGCATCCAAAGTGCCAGAAAGCATCAAACTCTGGATATTGGCCATGGTCGGCACCATGTATGACAACCGCGCCAGCACCGACAGCAAACCCAGCTATGACCTGGGATACGTTGACCGTCTGTTGGACCCATACAAAGTGTGGTAGCCATGAGAGCCGCAGACCTGAACCACCGCGTACTGATCGAGCGCAAAGTAGTCGCGCAAGACCCGAGCTACGGCACCGAAACCGTTACCTGGGCAACGGTTGCTACTCTGTGGGCCAACGTGCAAGACGTACTCCCAAGCCGCAGCGAAGCCGTAAATAACGGCCTTGCCACCGCAACCAGCCAAGCGCGTGTGCGCATGCGCTACCGCACCGATATTGACAGCGCCATGCGCATGACCATCAACCGCCCCACTCCGGTGGTGTACCAAATCATCAGCGGCCCTGCGGAACTCACGCAATACGGGCGGCACGGATGGATTGAATTCATGGTTGAACGGAGCAGCACACCATGAGCGAATTTGTCCACGTTAGAGGCATGGAAAAGCTGGACCAGTTTTTCGACTCATTCGCACGGAACTTGCAAGAGGTAATGCCTGATGCCTTGCGTGCAGGAATGGAGAAAATCGCCGAAGAGGCAAAAGCCAATGTGCCGGTAGCCAGTGGCTTGATGCGTGATGGCCTTACCATCAGCACCGACAGCAAGGGCAGTGTCGTCACAGCCAGTCTCACGGTCAAAGGGAAGCACGGCCCACTGGCGCACATGATCGAATTCGGCACCGCCGCGCATCGCATCAACGCCAAAAAAGGCGGCGTACTGTCATTCGGTGGCGGTGCATACCAACACGTTGACCACCCCGGCGCGCAGGCCAAGCCCTTCATGCGCCCGGCCCTGGATGCACGCGCTGACGATGCCGTAGCGGCAGTGGCGCAGTACATCAACGAGCATATCGAGGCCAAAGCATGAGCGGCGTCATCGTCATTCGCGCCTTGCTGGTGGCCAACAGCGCGTTGATTGCGCAGGTGCCCGCCACGCACATCATGGCCGGGTTGATCCCGCTGGGGTCCATGCTCCCAGCCATAAGCCTGGCGCAAATCAGCGGTGTGGTGCGTCCAACCCTGTCCATGCATGAAGCCCGCACGCTGTGCGCGGACCGTGTACAGGTAACGGTCATGGCAAAAACCTACGCCCAGCAAAAGCAGCTTCTTGCTCTGGTGTGTGCCGCGTGCGTCAACACCCATGCCCGCATCAACGGCATTGACTGTGATTCGGTAATTCCCGACACCACCGGACCAGACATCTTTGATGCCGACCTGGGCATTTATTTTCAGTCGCAAGACTACAAAGTTACGTTCATTCGTTAATCCAAGTTCCGCCCGCGAGGGCACCCCAAAAGCCGCACCGCGAAAGCCGAGCGGCTTTTTTTATGTCCCCAAAGAAAGACCATCATGACAGCACAAACCTCCGTCTCCACCTCAGCAGGCACCATCATCAGCATCGTCAAAACCGCCCCTGCAACATTTGACGCCGCAGGCTATGCGGCGCTTACCTTCGTAGAAATCGGTGAAGTAACCGACATCCCGGATTTTGGCCGGGAATTTGAACTCATCACCCACAAGCCACTCGCTTCGCGTGGCACCGTCAAGAAAAAAGGTAATTTCAACGAGGGCAGCATAGACTTGAAACTCGGACTCAACACCGACGACGCCGGGACGGTTCTGCTCAAGGCCGCTGCTGAGTCGGATGACGATTACAGCTTCAAAGTCGACCACCCTACTGGCGATGTGTATTACTTCCGCGCTTGCGCCATGAGTTTCAAAGTCAGCACCGGAAGCTCCAGCTCCATCATCACCGCAACGTGCAAGCTCGAACTGCAAACCAGCAGTGCTGGCGTGGGCATCGTTGAAGTCCTCGCCGCCTAAGCACCCACACGCAAAGAAAGAACCATCATCATGGAACAAGCAATCTCCCTGGACCAACTCAACCTCACCAAACAAAGCGAAACCAGCTTCGAATTTGAAGTGGTTGATGATGCAACCGGCAAAGGCACGGGCATATACCTCAGCGTCATTGGCGCGCACTCCGCGACAGTGCAAAACTTCATCCGCAAGTCGCTCAACGAGCGCCGTCGGTTTGAAGACATGCAAGAAAAACGCGGCAAGAAATCGTCATTCCGCCCCATCGAAGAAGACATCGAATTCGGTACCGAACTGGCCGCCATCCGCGTAACCGGCTGGCGTGGTATCAGCGAACCCTTCACGCCCGAAGGTGCCCTCAAACTGTGCACCATCAACCCGCCGATCAAAGAGCAGATTTTGAAGGCATCGGAGGATATTGCAAATTTTACAAAGCCGCCAGCGACGATCTGACGCTCTATGTCCGGCAATTGGCGTGGCTCAAAACTGCGCCAAAAGACAAGGATGCTAAGGATGGACGGGCGGAAAAATCCCGGCTTGAGCAACTCATGGACAGTGACAGCGACATTGACTACCCGCCGCAATCATCCTGTCACTACCTTGTCAACCTGCTCTTTGAAGCTGGGCCTGTGCTGTCCGGCGGCATGGGGGCATCATCCCTGACGCACAGCGAAATCCTTGCTTATCAGGCAAACACCGGAACCAGACTCACCGCATGGGAGGCCCGCGAAATCAGGCGCTTGTCCAGGGTCTACCTGGATGAAGCCCACAAGGCAGAAGAGCCAGATTGCCCGCAGCCCTACCAAGCTGAACAAACACCAGAGACCAAAGCGCAAATAAGCGCAAAAGTGCAAAACGCATTTCGGATGTTGATAGCAACCCGACCCCATAGACCCAACTGATAAACCACCATGGCAACCGCTGGAATACTTGAACTTAAGTTGTTAGCCGATTTGGCAGAACTTCAGAACAACATGAACGGAGCCAAAAGCTCCGTGGGTGCGGCCATGGAGTCCATTGAAAGATCGGTAGCGCTGGCACAAAAAGCCATGGCAAGCAATGGCGACGCTTTGAAGCGAGCAATGGAAAATACAAAGTCCAGCATTGATGCGCTGTCAAAAGCGGAAAAAGAGCGCGCATCGCTCTTTACGCGCACGCTGGATGAAACCAAGCGGCTATTCGGAATCACAAAAACCGCCGCCGACGAAACCGCCAAATCCATTGCCAATCTCAAGATCAACCCCGATGCATTGAAAGTTCCAAGCGAGGTTTACGCATCGCTCACCACCTGGCAAGAAAAAATGGCTTACGGCATTGGCGTCGGAGCAGCAACTGCATGGGACAAAACCAAGCAAATGGCGAAAAACGCCTGGGAGGACATCAAGAGCACAGCAGAGCGCAGCATTGCCATCTGGGGCATTGCTGCTGCCACGGGGGTAGCAGCTGGCGCCTTGTCCGCTGTTTATGCCGCGTACAAGGCTGTGTCCTTTGGCGTTGGCCTGTTGACCGGTGAAAGCTATAAAAGTGAGAGCATAGACAAAACCATCAAAGCCAATGACGAACTGATAGCGCAGCAAAAAGAATTAGCTGCTGCGCTAAGAGATGCTGGCACGGCAATCGATGCCAACAAGTCTTCCATGTCCGCGCTGGGCGTTGTTTATGAGGATGGCAGCGGCAAAGCGCTCCAGACCGTAGGAGTACTTGCAAACGCCAAAAAAGTGCTTGAGCAGTACACAGAAGGTACCGCCAGAAATGCGGCCGCTACAGCGCTTGGGTTGGGATCGTATGAGGACATTAGCAAGGCACTCAAAAGCGTGTCAGACAACTCACAGGAGGCACGCAGCAGACTGAATGACTTCAACCTGGGCGTGGGCACAGAATCTGCCGCCGCCGCCCAGGCATACAAATCCGCCATGGAAGAATTCAATGCGGAAAGCGAAAAAACCGCTGCCGGATTCTCGCGCGCCTGGTCTGATCAGATCATGCCCGTCTTGACTGACATGGCGGTTTTTTTCAAAGACGGATTCCCATCTGCCGTCAACGCTTTTCGCGCGGCACTGGCAAGCGTGACCTCCGTTTTTTATGGCTTCAAAACGATTGTTTATTCAGTGTCAGAAACGGTGCTGGGTTCACTGCAGGCCATAGGCATAGGCGTTGCCGGTATTTCAGCCGCAGCAACCGCTGCCATGTCCGGCAACCTCACGGGCTCCAAAGACGTATTGGTGGCGGCCTGGGAGGATGCCAAAGCGCGGCTGAAAGCCATCGGTGCCAACATCAGCGAACAGGCCGTGCATGACGCCAGCGCCGTCAAACTAGCATGGGCATGGGACAACCGCAAAGATGGATTGCCAACCCCCGACATTGCCAAAGGGCTTGCCGCATCCACGGCTGAGGCATTGAAAGTTGCCGAGTCGTACAAAACCAAAGGCAGCGAAGCGCTTACATCCTATCAGCAAGACATCATCAAGATCAGCGCCGCCATGGATGATCTGGTGAAAAACGGCAAGGCCGCATCTCCTGAAATGGACAAGCTGGTCGAAGCCGGCCGCAAGGCTCTGGAACTATCGCGATTCCAAAAACCCAAGGCAGCAGATACTGACAAAGAACTCCAATCCATGAAGTCAATGATACGCGCTACGCAGGATCGAATCGCCGTTGCCAAAGCACAAAGCCAATCCAATGACAAGCAGGTCGAAGGCGAACGCGAATTGGCCAAAGTCATGGCCAGCAGCACTGCCGGTTATTCGGCCAGCGCGCTGGCTGCCCGAAAGCATGAAATCGCGCTATTGAATGAAGAAATAGCCATAGAAAAACTGAACGCATCGAAAGCCGCGCTCAAACACTTCGATGAAACAACAAACGTCAACCTGCAACTGTTGCGGGATGAAGCCAGCGTTACCGAACTCACGGCACTGGAGGTGCAAAAACTCACCGCAGCCCGCGTCATTGACAGGGCTGCGAATGTGGCCATTGACAAAGGGGCCGATGGCATTGTGGCGCTGGCAAATGCCAATGCGTACAAAACCGAAAGCGCAAGCCTTATTGAAAAAATCGCGGCGCAAAAAATGTCCATGCAACTGGAGCAGGAAATAGCGCAGTTGCAAGTCGATAACAAGGTCTATCTGAATGCCAGCGACAAGGCTGCCGCTGCGTTAGAAAAAAAGGCGGCGGAGCAAAGAAAGCTGATTGCGGCTTTCAAAGAGGAAGGCCCGGCGCTCGAAAAACTCAAAGCTGACTATTCCGCCTGGTACGAAGAATCCAAAAAAGGCATTGACGCTTCCAGGTTCAACGAAACTTGGCAATCCGTTGACAAGACCGCGCACGATACCTTTGTCAACATCTTTTCCGGTGGGCAAGACGCTTTCACTAAACTGCGCGATACGCTCAAAGCCACCCTGCTGGATTTGCTGTACCAGATGACCGTGCGCAAATGGGTGTTTGACATCACCGCCAGCATCACGGGGAACTCCAATCTGGTAGGTGCTTTGGCGCAGGGTGCAAGTGGTGGCGCAGGATCCGGGATTGGCTCTTTCTTGGGTGGTGCAGCCAGCTCTGTGGGATCGTTTGGATCGAACACGATCGGCGCGGCATCCGCCATGATGAAAGGCGAGGTGGGCTTTACGGAATTGCTCGGCGAAGGTGCCACCGCCGTTCAGGCCGGCCAAATCGCCTCGGGCCTGGGTACTATCGCCGGGGCCATCGGTCCTATTGCCCTGGGTGTGGCAGCCGCATCGCAGTTGATGAGTGCCATGCAGGGCAGCATTCAGGCTACAGGCACCTACCTCTACGGCGGCAACACGGCAACAGGCTACCAATGGGGCGGACGCCAGGACTATGCCCAATCTGGCGGCATGTTTGGTGGCGGAAACACCAAGAATTCCAGCTGGTTTGACCCGCAGCCAGCAGTTGCAGCTTACATGACAGCCGTTGGCGAAGCCGTCACCAACAGCGTAAAGGACATGGCCCAATCCATTGGCCTGTCCACCGATGCCATAAACGGATTTGGCAAGCAAATCGAAGTCTCCATCGGCGGATTGAACGGCCCCGACACCAAAGCCGCCATCGACAAAGCCTTTACCGCCTGGGGCGAAGACATGGTGCAGGCTGCATTCGGCAGTACCTTGCTCCCGCTGGCAAAATCAGGCGAAACCACCAGCCAGACGTTTACCAGGCTTGTTTCTGACTTGCAAACGGTAAACGGCGTGTTGACAGACTTGAAGCAACCGCTGTTTGATATGAGTTTGGGCGGTTCTGCTGCCGCTGAAGCATTGATTAAGTCAGCAGGAGGCTTGGACAAGCTACAGGAACTGGCTACCGCGCTCACCACCGTCAACGAGCGCTTGGAAAAGCTGGGGCTGCCGCTGCTTGACGTATCTGTTGCCAGTGCACAAGCTGCCGAAGGCTTACTCAAAGCGACAGAAAACGCTCTCAAAGCCCGCGAAGCCGCAGACAGGCTGCAAACCGAAACGGATAGCTTCAGCATGGCCCTGCTTAAGGCCAATGGGGACTCCACCGCCAGCCTGTTGCAAACCATTGCGGATCGCACCCTGGCAAGCGTTGCCGCCGCCATCCCCAGCATCACCAACTGGTCTAGCCTGTCCAAAATCACGCCAGACCAGTACGCAGGCTACAGCGAGGCGGATCGCGCCAAGCTGCAAGCCGCAGTCGCTGCCCATGCCGCGCTGCGCGATGCCATGGGAGAGTCTACAACCGCAACGGTAGAGAGTGCCGGCGCGCTTAAAGACGCCGCAAAGACTGCCAAAGAAGCCGCAGACACTGCCGCAAGGGCTTACGCAGATGCGCTGCAAGCCGTGCAGGACGACACGCGTGAAACACTGGCGCAAATGTCCGACATTGGCAAGACCGATTTTCAGAAGCGGCTTGCACAGATTCAGCGCGACGGTGTGAAGCAGCAGGCCGAACTGGACAAACTCAGCAGCGCAGCAGATGAGGCGGCGAAGGCCTCGGATAAGGCGGCAAAGGCCTATGCTGATGCAGATAAAAAATACACTTCGCTGACAAACTCCATCATTAAATCTGAAAATTCCGTCACCAGCCTAACTACGGCATTTGACACCGCCAGCGCTGGAGCTCAGGCTTTGGGCGGTGCTGCCAGCCAGATGATTTCCGGTATTGCTGCCGCAATTGCCGCCGCATCCAGCCAAACCGCAACATCCAAATCGCAGGACCAGCTGACTGCTGATGCCTGGGCCATGACGGTGCATCTGGCTAGCGGTGGCGCTGTATCTGGCCCAGGCACTGCCACCAGCGACAGCGTGCCGGCCATGCTCAGTGACGGCGAATACGTCATTAAAGCCAGCAGCGCCGCCAAATACGGAACACACTTCCTCGACGCTTTGAACGCAGGAAGTTTGCACTCCACGGTGTACCGGGCCACTGGCGGTTATGTGTGGCATCAGGAAACAGGCTCTCAGCCTGGAGACTCAAAATACGGGTTCTCCAGAGAGTTCGACTGGTATAGGCGTCAGTACCCTGCCATGGCGCAATGGGATGACGCCAAAATCTATAACTGGGCAAATCGAGGCTATGGGGTAGACCCGAATAACATCTACAACTATGTGTGGAACCCGGACACAGGAACACAAGCTGCCGATGCGAAATATGGGTTCACTAGCCGATTCGATTGGTACAGGAACAAGTACTCTGATCTGTCGCAATGGGATGATGCCCAAATCTATAACTGGGCGAATGGCGGCAACGCCGGCAGCTCTAGCTGGGCGAATGACGGTAACAGCGGTACGGGATCAAGCGGTGGCGCCGTAGATGCAGACACCCTGGCCAAGATCAACCTGGCCTACGAAGAGCAGCGGCAAAATTTGCTGGAGTTGTACAAAGCGCTCAAGCCCATGCCAGAGGTCATCACAGAGCTGTCCCAGGCAGCTGGGTTTGACGTATCGACACTGAGCGCCGATGGCATCAAGAAGTACCTGTCCGATCTGCTGGAGGCATCAAAACCAATGGCGGATGGCAGCTTCAGCGATGAAGCCAAAAACGCCATCAACCAGATCGACCTATTGGGTGGTTCCATCGGCCAGTTGATAGAAGCGGCGCAAAAGCGCCAGGAGTGGCAGGATAGGTTAGATGTGCTGAGCGGCAAAACCACCGAGGAGGCCCTGCAGCGCCAGGCCGATCTGGCTAGCACCACGGATACCGCAACCCTTGCAATCATAGAGCAGGTGCATGCGCAGGAAAACGCCAATAGGGTAGCCAAAGAAAACCAAGGCTGGCAGGACAAACTGGCCGTTTTGGTCGATCCGACAGCGCAGCGCCGCATCGACATGGATCGCGATCTGGCAGCGGCCACCGACGAAACCACCCAAGCGTTAATCCGCCAGTATTACGCCCAGGTCGAGCAGAAAGAAGCCTACGCCCAAGCGATGGAACTGGTTAAGGCCATGGACACTGCCGACATCACCCTGCTGCGTGCCCAGGGGCGCGAACAGGAAGCCGTCAACCTGCAGCGCAGCGTTGACATCCGGGGTATGACCCAAGCGCAGGTGGTGGCCTACGACTACGCCAGGGCCATCGAAAAACAGGTAGCGATCCTGAACGAGCGCAAAGGCCTGGAAACCCAGCTGTTGCAGGCCCAGGGCGACACGCTGGCCCTGCGCGCCAAAGAACGTGCGGCGTTGGATGAATCTAACCGCGCCATTTACGATCAGATCAAGGCGTTGGAGGACGAAAAAGCCGTGCGCGTGGCCATGCAGACCGTGGCCCAGCAATACAAATCGTTTGCCGATGCCGTGTCCTCCACAAAATCCACGCTCGACGCCGCCAGCAACAACATCACCCAGGGTTATCTGAATGCCCAGGATGCCGTTGCAACCGCCCAGCAGGCCGTGCAGGATGCCATCACCCAGAATGGCCAGGCGCTTTTGGGTCTGGCCAAACAGATTCGTGACTTTGTATCCGGCATCGATCAAAGCGACGCAGGGGGGCTGAATAAGGTTCAACGCTTTGCCGTGGCGCAAAGCGACTACGCCATCGCCCTGGCACAGGCCAAAGCCGGGGACAAAGACGCCATGGGCAAGCTGACCAATCTTGCGGGCTCCCTGCTGAATCTGGGCAAAGATGTCAGCGTCACCTCGGTGGACTACCGCACGCTGGTGGCGCAAACAAAGGCATCGCTGGGCGATTTTGCCAAGGCCACCGAAGCGCAAAACGCCAGCGCCCAAAGCAGCACGGACCCCGTAGCCGCTGCCCAGGACAAACTCGCCAAAGCCCAGGCCGATCTGGCCTTGTGGAACCAGGCCATTGCCGAAAGTGGCGCATCCACACAAAAACAAGTCACAGACTACGCGGCCGACTGGCGCAAAGCCAATCAGGCCTACCTGAAAGCCTTGGGCGACAAATCTCTGGCCGATCAACTGGTCGAGGGGCTGGATACCACGCTCAAAACCCCGCTGCAGGATTTGGCCGATGCCGTCAACAACGTGTCCCAGGCTTTGGAGCTGCTGCGCTCCACTTCTGCAGGCGCCGCAACAACTACGGCCCGCACGACTACGACCGCAGGAACAACCACTACGTCCAGCGGCTCCGGCGCAGGCGGCTCAACGTTTACCTACGCGACTGCGACAGGAACCCCGTCGTCATGGGCGGCTGATACCGGGCTGGCCCAAGGGACTGCAGGAAGCGCCGCCGCCTTGGCACAAAGCGCCACATCCCCTTACGGTACTGCATGGGGTGGTAATGCCGGGTACTTCAACGGGCACGACATCAGCGGCGTCCCCGTGGACATCAACGTGCTCACAGGCTCCACCGGGTCTGCTCAGAACCTGGGCAATGTGGACATGCTCTACGGCGCGGCCAAATCTCTCGGGTTGGACAGCGCCGATATTGCCCAAGCCTACAGCGACATTGGTTACAACATCACCCAGGCCGAGATTTTGCAGCGGGCGCAGGAACAGGGGATACCTGCATTTGCAGTGGGTACCAACTACGTTCCCAAAAATATGCTGGCTTTCCTGCATGAGGGCGAAGCCGTGCAACCCAAGGCGTACAACCCGGCGGCGGGTGGCAGCGCGCAAAACACCGAGCGCCTGGAGCGCCTGGTGGAAGTACTGACAGCAGAAGTACAGCGGTTGCAAGCCTTGCAGCGCGATAACAACATTCACACCCGCCGCACCGCAGACGCGGTAAACGGCACTCCCGAAGCGCCCCTGCTGACGAAGGCGGTCAAGTGAACATCATCGTACCCTTGACCTTGACTGACGCCATGATCGGCGCAGGGACTACCGTAGCTGAACCCGCAGCTGGGGAAACCGCCTGGGTCTCTGGCGGCACCTACGTCGCCGGGGACAAGCGCATTCGCAGCACTACCCACAGGGTGTATCTGTGCTCGACAGGGCACACAGGCCGCACAGCCCTGCCCGAGGTGGACACCGCGTACTGGACCGATGCAGGCCCTACGCAACGCTGGGCCCCATTCGACACCTATGTCAGCACAGCAGCTGCCACCGTCACGTCGTTGACCTATGTGCTGTCCCCTGGATATTTCAACGCCGTATCACTCTACGGCCTGACCGGCACCAATCTGGCCATCACCGTCAAGGATGCTCCAGGCGGGGCTGTAATTTACAGCAGTAACGACTTTTTGGCCGAACCCCCACTGGGCTGGTATGAGTATTTGTTCTCCCCGGTCAAACCGATCAACAAGGTCGTCAAGACCGGTATTCCGATCCGGCCAACGGCTGAGTTGACTGTCACCGTGTCCGCCGCAAGCGGTGCAGCGGTAGGCATAGGCATGCTCAACATTGGCGACTACGTACCTCTGGTTGGAGACGTTAGCTCCTGGGGCGGCACGCAATACGGGGCCAGCGCAGACCCCGTGAGCTACAGCTACATCGAAACCGCTCCCGACGGCACTGTAAGCATCGTGCGGCGCACCAGCGCGACCGGCATGCGGGCCGCTGTCGTGCTGCCCAGGAACCAAGCCGACGCTGCCTTAGCAGTGATCCAGGATGTGCTCGACGTACCCGTAAGCTGGATCGCTACCGACAAGAATGGCTACAAAGGGCTGAACGTCTTTGGCTTGGGCAGCGCATCCGTTGTGTACGAAGGCCCTGAGCACGCATCCATCAACATCAACGTCAAAGGAATGATCTAAATGGCCGTCACCGCGCCCCCGAGCATTACCGCTCTACCTACACCGCCAGACCCAGACGACCGCGCAACATTCAACTCTCGGGCTTATCCGTGGTCTGTAGCCCAGCAGACACTCGCTACGGAAATTGGCGCAGTTGCAACGAACGTTTACAACAACGCGGTAGATGCGGCGGCAAGTGCCAGCAGCGCTTCGAGTAGTGCCAGCACAGCCACGACGCAAGCCGGACTCGCAACAACCAACGGCGCAGCACAAGTCGCGTTGGCAACGGCACAGGCAGTAGCAGCCGCAGCAAGTGCCAGCAGTGCAGCCAATGCGCCTGGCACCAGTGCCACAAGTGCTACCAGCTTAACCATCGGGCTGGGCAGTAAATCGCTCGTCATACAAACAGGCAAGGCGTATTCTGTGGGGCAATTTTTGATAGTTGCATACACCACAACGCCAGCAAATTACATGCAAGGGCAAATTACCTCGCACAACAGTTCGACTGGCGACTTGACTTTGAATGTCACATCTATCGGCGGCAGCGGAACGTATGCCGCATGGACAGTCTCAATGAACACGGCAGCAGCGCAGGCGCAAGCTGCTGCTGTACCAGCCGCAGCAACAATTTACACAGCAATGAACTTCGGAGGTTTCTAACATGGCCGTCACATCGACACCAATTTTCCCGCAAACGCCAAATCCTGGCGTAATGAACTGCATCTTATCAACCGCCATGACCAATACAAAGGCTATGGACGGTACTGATACCGCAGGAACAGCACTGGCGCTGGCATTCACAGCAGGTGCCAATGGCGCACGTATCGACACGATCACGCTGCGCTACACGGCAACGAACGGCAGCACTGCAACAGGCACAAGCGCTGCTTCCGTAATCAGATTTTGGCTCAACAACGGCAGTGCCAACACTACAGCGACGAATAACAAGTTCATTGGAGAAATGTCAATGCCAGCGCAGGCGGTAACGGCCTTGGCAACCGGCACGATGCCAGAGTATGTCAAGACGCTTGGAATCAGCATCCCAGCGGGATACAAGCTATACGCAGGCAGCACAGTGGCCGCTGGCGGTGTTCTGGCTTTTTTGGTCGATGTGGTGGGAGGTGACTACTGATGAGCAGCTTTCAATTCGGCTCTAACCAGCCTCAAAACAAGGGCACCTACGGATTCCCGTTGCCTCCCAACGCACAGACACGGGTGGCACCTCCTGAATGGCGCAGTTACAAGCTGATTACTGCAACCACTTCGACTGAGGTCGTGCCGCAGAATGTGTATCAGATGCTTGTATGTGTTTGGGGCGGTGGGGGGAATGGCGCTAACTGCGCGGGGGGTGGCGGCGGCGGATTTGCAATGGGCATTGTTGATGTGATGCCAGGGCAACTACTGCCGACTATCACATGTGGTGCTGCCGCTGGGACATCTTCATTCGGCACTTTGTTATCTGCAACTGGCGGCGCGTCGGCTGTAACTACAACGCCTGGCACTGGAGGCGCAGGCACAGCAGCTTCCGGGTTAAGAGGTGCGTTTACGGCTAGCGGCGGCGCTGGCGGAACCCCCCCAGCTAGCGGCAGCTATTCTGGCGGTGGCGGATCGGGTTCTCCTTACGGCACTGGCGGATCAGGTGGTGATCCATACAACGTTGCTAACTCAAGCGCAGGAGGCGGCGGATGGGGTGGAAAAGGCGGCGCTGGTGGGACTGGGTCGGGGGCTTGCGGGGGAGGCGGTGGATTATTCCCCGGTGGGCCTGGAGTAAACAACACAAACAACGGTGGTGGAGGAGGCGGAAGTCAATCTGCTGGTGGAAGTGCACTAACAAATGCTGGAGGGAACGGCGGCGCTGGAAACGGCGCTGGAAGATCATCAGGCACATCGGGCGCAACTACGGTTATCGGTCAAGGCTCTGGAGGGTCTGGCGCTATATCTATAAGCTCGTCGGGCTGCTGTACTGCTGGTAATGGCTCTGGCAGTGCCGGTTTTCTTGCAATACCGGCTCGTGCATTGGATGGTGGCGGCGGTGGTGGAGCATCGTCAGCGGGTACAGCTATGCCAGCAGGCCACGGAGCGTCTGGTGGCGGCGGCGGAGGCGGAACAGCATTGTCCCCAGGAGGGCATGGCGGTATTGGTGGTGGCGGTGGTGGTGGCGGTGGGTCGCTCTCAGCCGGTAACGGCGGTTTCGGTGGAGGGGGAGGTGGAGCTGTTGGCGTAGCAGGTGCCGGAGGTTATGGCGGCGGCGGTGGAGGTGCTAGCACAACACCAGGCTCAGGCGGAACGGGCGCAGTCATTCTCTACTGGACGGAAGGATACTAAAAATGAAACACGCATGGATTGAAAATGGCCTTATCCGCGACATCGCCCCAGGCGATCCAACGGCCATCTACCACCCGGACATTGCCGCCCTGTACAGCACGCAAGTCCCAGACGCAGCCCAAAGCGGCGACAACTTTGCGGATGGCGTATGGACGCCCAAGCCAGCACCAGAGCCAACGCCTGCGCCAGAACCCATACCACCGACGCCGCCCAAGGTCAGCCCGGTCGAATTCAAACTGCTGTTCACGGCCCCAGAGCGCGTGGCGATCAAGACGATCGATGATCCAGTTGTGCAGGACTTCTTCGAGTTGGTAAACGACCCTCGCTTGACGCATGTGAATCTTGCTTTGCAATCGACACAGGATGCACTGGACTATCTGACGGCAACTGGTGTTCTCGCAAGTGGACGCAAGGCTGAAATACTCACTGGCAACGTGCAGTAATGACATATCTGCTCAACGTCTTGATTGCGTTTGATCAGCTAATCAATACGCTGATTGGCGGCTATCCAGATGAAACAATTTCTGCATCTGCGTGGTTGGGTGAGCAGCAGGGTCGAATTATTCCAAAAATCATGCGGCCAGTGATTGATTTCCTGTTCCTGCCATTTGAGAGCAATCACTGTTGCAAGGCGTTCTATGCAGAGCGCAGGCGCACGCAACTTCCAAGCAGCTACACATAAAAATGACGCCATGCGACAGACGCCAGACGAGAAAAATTCAGATCGTGCCGAATATGGTTCGGCAGACCCTATTTTGTTTGCCATGCTGTCGCGTCAAGCAGACCAGATAGACGCTACCCATGGACTGTTATCTGATCTGGCAAAAAAAATCGACATACATATCAACGAGGAAGCGGCAACTATTCAGGCCGCCATCAAAGGCGGTATTGCAGAATTTTCATCGCACGCATTTCCCGATGGTGATGCGGAAGACCATCGCAAGTGCCACGAACGCCAAAACAAGAAGCGAGACAAGCTGCGGGACAGCGTGCATAACCTTGTTTTTGAGGTGATCAAATGGGGCGCAGTTACCATATTGGGATGGCTGGGTTACATCGTCTGGACGGCATTTCTGAAAGGGCCGACGCCATGACCGAATGGATCATAAAAAATGCATTCGGCACCGAGCGCGGCGATACAGCAATAACTTGGAGCATTCGGGCAATGGCTATAGCCATCGTTTGTATGCTGGTGTTTGCCATCATCATCATTTATCAGACCCTGGCGACACATCCCCCGCCTGTGATGTTTGGAAAAGGGCGGATAGTTGCATGGGTGGACAAAGCAAAAGACTCAACCATCATCAGTTACACAAGGCCAGTTGAGGTATATCGTAATGTTGATGGCGTTGACATTCTCAGATCAATCAATTGCACCGTCAATGGATATAGACAAACGTGGGACTTGCAGCCGCTGGTTCGCAACTACGCGCAGGGCAACAATCAAAACGTGAATATGCTTGTTGTGTACCCCTACCCCGTGCCCGTTGGCTCCGAGTGCGAAATGGCGACGATGGTGCAGTGGACACCAACTTTATCCATCGAAAAGCATACCTGGATGCTGCCCAAGGTGTCCTTTACGGTGGGGGCAAAGCCATTGGATGTGCGGGAGCAATAACGATGCATGACGCAGAGGAGATTTTTCATGACTGATGCACTGGTTGTGCTTGATGCACTGGACAAGCTGGCCCAGAAATGCCTGGCGTTTGCCAGCCGGGTAGAGGATGACGGTTCTGCGGCCGAGGCTATTGATACCTTGGCCAAAAAGATGGCGGTTGAAGTTGGCAGGATTCGGCAAATAGAAAACGAGCGGGATGAAGACATGGCAGTGCGCGCCGTTGTGCCGGTGGATTGCAGAACGTGTGCGCATTATTTGCAAGGGCGCCATGCCTGCGATCTGTTCTATCAAAAAGGGCAGGACTGCGTGGAAGGTAGCCACTGGCATGCCACCAGTTTTGCGCCGGTGTGGATCAAACAGGAGGGAGGCTAAAAATGATTGAAACCCTGTTGGGCGGGTTGCTCGGCGGCGTATTTCGTATCGTGCCCGAGGTACTGAAATTTTTGGACCGTAATGGCGATCGTGGCCATGAGCTGGCCATGCAGGACAAGGCGCTGGAATTCGAGAAATTGCGCGGAGCCCAGCGCATGGATGAGATTCGCGCCAGTGCGGATGCAGCATGGGATACCAATGCCATCGGAGCATTGCGCGATGCTGTTCGTACCCAGGGTGAAAAAACAGGCGTCAAATGGGCCGATGCGTTGTCTGCCAGTGTGCGGCCGGTCATAACTTACTGGTTCATGGCGTTGTACTGTGCCGCCAAAATCGCGGCCTTCACGGCTGCGGTCAGTGGTGGTGAGGGCTGGGCGCATGCCATTGTGTTGTCATGGGCTGAGGCAGATCAGGCGTTGTGGGCCGGGGTGTTGAATTTTTGGTTCCTTGGGCGGGTTTTTGACAAGGCGCGATGATGGTGCCCAAAGCTGCCATTGACCTGGCCAAGCATTTTGAGGGTTTTTACTCCAGGCCCTACATCTGCCCGGCGGGGTTCTGGACGATTGGGTATGGCCATTTGTGCAAGTCAGATCACCCGACAATAACGCAAGATCAGGCCGAGGTCTATCTGGCCAGCGATCTGCAAACGGCACTGGCTGCCACGTTGCGTTATTGCCCAATTCTGGCCGCTGAACCTGAGCGGCGGCTTGCGGCCATTGTGGATTTCACGTTCAACCTTGGGGCCGGGCGCTTGCAGACATCGACGTTGCGCCGGCGGATCAACGTCAAAGATTGGGATGGTGCAGCCACGGAACTGATGAAGTGGGTGCATGGTGGCGGGAAGGTGCTGCCTGGATTGGTGGCTAGGCGCAAGGCGGAGGTAGCGCTGTTGACTTCAGAATGGATATTACCCAAAACTTCCCCAAAAAACGCTGAAACCCGCATGAATACTAAATTTCCGTGACCGGTCATCGGCACCAATATATTCAGTCTATTTCACGCTTTCCCAGTGAAAAAGGCTTAAAAGCGATGGGTAAAAATGGGGAATTTGTGGTACGATCATGAAAATCCTTGATCAGTCTTCCCCAAAATTTACCCACGCTTTTCCCCAAGCATGTCTAGCATCCAGAAAACGGAAAAAGGCTATCGTGTACAAGTGGCCGTTAAAGGCGTGCGGGATAGTGCATCGTTTCCGACAAAACGAGAAGCCCAGCAGTGGGGCGCAAAACGTGAAATGGAGCTTCGCACAGAAACAGTCGGCACCACCACTACAAAAACACTGGCAGATGCATTCAAGCGCTATGCTTTGGAGGTGACGCCTACGCGCAAGGGATGGCGTTGGGAGCAGTTGCGTCTGGCGGCATTTGAGCGCTCAATCCTGCCGTGTAAGCTGCGTTTGCCGCAGATCACTCCGGAGCACATTGCAGCTTGGCGTGATATAAGAATTAAGGAAGTGTCGGCTGGAACGGTTTTACGTGAAAGCGTGTTGCTTTCGTCTGTATTTGAGATGGCTATACGGGAATGGCGCTGGATAAGCAGCAATCCAGTGCGGATCATACGCAAGCCATCGAAGCCTGCACACCGGGAGCGGCTGATTACACTGCATGAAATCAAGGCTATGCTCCGAGCGCTGGATTATTGTGTCGGGCAACCGGCAAAGTCTGTCACGCAGACTGTGGCGCTTTGCTTTCTTGCAGCGCTGCGTACCGGTATGCGTGCTGGAGAATTGACTGGGCTCACATGGGAACGGGTGCATGGAAATTATGTTCGCCTGGAAATGACAAAAACTGGTGTAGCGCGTGATGTTCCGCTATCAACCAAAGCACAGCGTATTTTCAGGATGGCAAAAGGTTTCGATCTGGAGATGGTGTTTGGCGTGAAATCCCAGACATTGGATACCTTGTTCCGGCGGGCACGCGATAAGGCTGGGCTATCTGGGTTTACGTTTCACGATTCGCGCCATGTTGCCGCTACCTGGATGGGAAGGTCGGGCAAAGTTGAAATGCTGGAGTTGTGCCGTATTTTTGGATGGCAAGACCCACGTCATGCGCTTATTTACTTCAACCCGACTGTGAGTGACCTTGCTGCAAAGCTGGGTTAGACTCCCACTGCATCAACTCCACGCGGTTCCATTTTCCTTTGATTCGCATTGGTATGTCGCCTCTGCGCTCCATGTTCGTCAATGTTTGTGGGGTGCAATCGTAGCGTTGGCACATTTCATCGGTCGTCACCCATGGAGATAATTGGGCTGCCATGCGCTGCACTTCGCGTGCAAGTAACGCAACTGTGATTTGTAAATCGCTGCTCATTTCCCGTCGTCCTCCATGTCTTCAATCCATTCGTGCACGATGCCTGCGGCTGTTTGTAGGCCGACAGATATGTCGTGCGCCTTGTCATCGGACTTGCCGTAGCACTTGACTTTTTGCGCCATGTCCAGGATGTGCACGCGCAAGGCGTGCATGTCGTTGATAAGTTAGGGCTCAAATCCCCAAGCCCTGTTGCTCCGGCACGGGCTGCGCCGGTTCCAGCAGGGAGCCTTGCGCGGCAGCGGCTTCTATCCGCTGGCACGCCAAATCGAACGTTGCGCGGTCCACCTCGCAGCCTATGAACTTCCGGCCAGCCTTTACGCACGCCACGCCGGTCGTGCCTGCGCCCATGTGCGTATCCAGCACGGTGTAGCCAGGCCGCGAGTAATCGGCCACCAGCGCGTCCATCAGCAGGGTTGGCTTGCCACCCATGCGGGCCTTGTCGTTCCAGCCAGGCCCGGCCACGTAGCCACCCGGCAGCGTTCCCCACTTCATCTGTGCCTTGGTGCGCGCAACGACGATCCAGTCCGTCCAAGAGCTGGGGCCATCGCCGCTCAGGCGCACCGCGCGCCCCGGCTGGTAGAAGGGCAGCGGTGCAAACGCATAGCGCCCAGCCTTCTCCAGCGCAGTGCGCACCGCCAGCGCCAAGTCGCTGTCCGTCATCCACACCACCCAGCCGCTGCACACACGCGCGTACTGCTCGGCGAAGTAGGTCACGTCTTCCAGCGTCAGCGCGCGGTATCCCAGGGCTTGCCGTTCGGCGTTGTCGCGCGCTTTCGAGGCGCCTGCATCGTGGCCCGCGTGGCACCGCTCGCTGTAGGGCGGGTCGGTTATCACTGCATCCACGCTGGCAAGCGTAGGCAGCACTTCGCGGCAGTCCGCGTGGTACAGCGTGGCGCTGCCTATGGTCACTTTCTCAAGCATTGGTTGTCCTCATACAAATACAGCCCTAACAGGTCGCTCAAACGGACGGGCCTACGGCCCGCCGTTTAGCTTTGCGTTAGCCTTCTTCTTGCGCGGTGGCTTTTCGCGCAGGTCAACATGGCGGATGCTGTTCCCCGATTTATTCAGGTAATCCGGGTCACCGTGCCCGGCCATGATGTTGATATGCCCGACCATATCCCGGCCAATTTCTGGCGCTGGTGGCCGCTGCCCATATTTGATTGCCGCCAGCGCGGTCTCAATGGCCTCCTGCGCTATGTAGGCGGCTTGCTCTAGGCGTAGGCGTTCGGCCTCTTCGCTGGCCCATTCTTGCCGCGCTTCTTCCAAGGCTTCGTTTTGGCTTTCAATGTGCAGGATGGCCCAGCGCAGCAGGGCTGGGGCTTGTGGGTGCGATGGCTCCAACGTGTGGGCCAGTGCTGTAAGCTGGGTGATTAGGTTTGGTTGTTCCATGTTTGCCCTTCTTGGGTCTAACAGTTCAATGCACGCGGACTGCTACGCAGCCGGTGATTGAAGGGCGTTAGAAGCCTCTTGCTGCAGCCGCTCAACCGCCGTCGCGTAATGCACCGGGTCAATCTCGCAGCCCACGAAGGGGATGCCGCGCCGCAGGCACACAAGGCCCGTGGTGCCGCTGCCCATGTGCGTGTCCAGCACTGTGTCGGCTTCAGTAATCCCGGCTTGATGCAGGCACCAGTCCATCAACGCGGCCGGCTTCTGGTTCGGGTGCAGCTTCCGCTGGCCGCGGCTAATGTTTTCCTCGCCGCGCCGGCAAATGCCGCGCCAAAGTTGGCGGTGCATGCGCGGAACGCCGCGCAGGTTCGTCCAGGCCAGTTCAACGTCGGCGCCGTCGTCGGGCGTTGTGTTCTCGCGCTTGTCCCACACCAGCCATTTGCCGTTCGCCGGCAGGCGGTCGGCGTAGTAGTTCGCGCCCCACAGCACCACGGTCGGCGCCAGCGTCAGCAGCGGTGCCGGGTCAAACGGTTCGGCGTTGCCCACAATCGGGGCATGTTCGCTGTCAGGCTTTACCAGCTTGTCGCGGCTGCGCTTTTGCCGGTAGTCATTGCCGTAGGGCGGGTCGGCAACCACGGCGGTAATCTTCCCAAGCAGCGGCAGCACGTCGCGGTAATCGGCGAGGTACAGCGTGCAGTTGTTTATCGTTGTCGTCTTCATTTTTCGCGTTTTTCTCCGGTCGACCGCAGGCTTCTAACTCCACATTCGTTCGGACGCCCTGCGGGCGCCGCACAATTCAGGCGTTCGGGTTTGTTCATGCTGCTGCCACCGCCTCTCTGAAGCGTTTTTCCGTGCGCTCACGCAGTGCGGTATCTTTGTACTGCTCCTCCAGCCATTTCCAACGGGTCATGGCTGCATCGTGCATTTGCTGCGGGGTGCTGGCAAGCAGCACCTGCTCGTACAGGTCAACGCCGTCTTTGAGTTCCTGCATCGCCGGGCCGTCAAGGCCCCATTGGCCGGTGCGGTTCCAGCGCTCGCGGGTGCGCAGCAGGGCATTCCCGGCTTTGTACAGGATCGGCAATGCGGGGTTATTGTCCTGGCCTGCAATTTCGATGTAGCGAATCTCGGCCTCGCCGATGGCGTGCGCCAGTTCGTCGTGGCTGTAGGTGTCATCGCTGGGCACGGTGCGGTCGATCAGACCCTGCAGGGCCATACGCACTTTGAGCAGGAGGGTCTCTGGTTTGTAAAAGCTGTTTTCTCCGTAGGTTTGGCAGCGTGCCGTGGCGCCGTACAGTGCAGTGATTCCGCGTGCTTTTTCGTGCGCCGGGTTGCGGTTTGCCCGCTTGCGGGCGTAGGTGGTGGTTTTACGGCTCATACCGCGCCGTATCGTTGGCGGATAGACTGTGGCAACAGGGCGCGACTTTTCAAGGTTAGACCTGGCCATCGCGTTGACCGATTCGAGCAGTGCGATTTTTGGACATATCCAGCTGCGCCCAAGGCGCACACCGGGCAGTTCGCCACGGCGCAGCCGTTCTTCTACCGTTTTTGGTTCGCATCCAAGAAGGTCCGCAACTTCAGTCACCGTGAGTATTTCATTCATTTTCCAATCCTCCCAAACGATTCAGGCTGAATAAGCGGCTCTCCAAATGATGTTGGGGCTAGTTCTTGGTGAATCTGGTTCATTTCGTTACGGTATTTGCCAAGGTAGTCCAGCGCTTCGTTGAACCACTTGTCTTTCACCGTGCTGAGCAAGATCAATTCGAGGTACATGGCCATGCGGTGCGCGTATTTCTCGGCAATTTCATCGAACCTGTCTTTTAGCTCGTTATGCCTCAAAAGTTCGCGCATCGTTTCTGCGGCCGCAGCGCTTACCGGGTCTGTCCGGTAGTCCAGTGCTACAAGCAAGTCGGTGATGTTCATGCTGCTGCCACCGCCTCTCTGAAGCGTTTTTCCGTGCGCTCACGCAGTGCGGTATCTTTGTACTGCTCCTCCAGCCATTTCCAACGGGTCATGGCTGCATCGTGCATTTGCTGCGGGGTGCTGGCAAGCAGCACCTGCTCGTACAGGTCAACGCCGTCTTTGAGTTCCTGCATCGCCGGGCCGTCAAGGCCCCATTGGCCGGTGCGGTTCCAGCGCTCGCGGGTGCGCAGCAGGGCATTCCCGGCTTTGTACAGGATCGGCAATGCGGGGTTATTGTCCTGGCCTGCAATTTCGATGTAGCGAATCTCGGCCTCGCCGATGGCGTGCGCCAGTTCGTCGTGGCTGTAGGTGTCATCGCTGGGCACGGTGCGGTCGATCAGACCCTGCAGGGCCATACGCACTTTGAGCAGGAGGGTCTCTGGTTTGTAAAAGCTGTTTTCTCCGTAGGTTTGGCAGCGTGCCGTGGCGCCGTACAGTGCAGTGATTCCGCGTGCTTTTTCGTGCGCCGGGTTGCGGTTTGCCCGCTTGCGGGCGTAGGTGGTGGTTTTACGGCTCATACCGCGCCTCCCGTAGGCTCGGCGATGGCTGCGCGTATTTTTGCCAGATCAGAATCCGGTGTGTAGTGCAGCAGGTCAAGCAGCAAATTTTCCAATCTGCTGACGCGATCCCACGCATCGGCCTCCGATTGACGAATATTTTTGACCGCAGAAAAATAGGTCTCCTCAAGCACTTTCACCAGTGCCTCGTAACCGGATGATTCATTTTTGGCTGACATTTTTCTGCGTAAATCCTGGTAGTGATTGCTGGCGATTTCACGCACCATCGTTGTCATACCGCACCTCCCGTGGCCTTGGCGATGGCGGCAAGTGCCGCCTTGTAACCGGGCTTATTGGGTTGTGGCTCGTTCTCCAACAATACGGACGTGAGCGCCTCCAGCAGCTCCGGCGCCGCCGCGATCAGGCGGGCGTTGTTAATGCTTATTTTTGTCCTGAGATTGACCCTGCAAATTACTTCGCCAGACGGGTCGAAAACATAGCCTGCAATATCTTCTGGATTCCTAATATCCTGAATCCACGGCCCTGGTGTGTGTTGCGGGTTCATGCTGCAACTACCTCCCTGCATTCTTTAATCATCCTATCAATCGCCGCCCTCAGCACTGGCCATTCCTCCGGGTCTATGGCAATCTTGCCCATTTCGGTACTCGCCACTTTCTCTACCAAGACAAACTCACCTGCTGCCTCGTCGATGATGCTGACCGTTGTTGCCATTTCGGAGAATATTGGCTCACTTTTTGGGTGCACTGTGAGCTGGGTGATTCGGTTTACGTATTGATTGGCTTCTAGTTTCATACCGCCCCCGTATCCATGCTGTTCAGGCTGGCGGTATCCTCTGGCGCCACGGTTGGCAGGGCTTTGGCCAGCAGCGTGGCGGGCAATCCGGTGGTGTGTTCGATGGCGTCCAGGGTGCAAGCCATGGCCAGCGCCTCGTTCACGTTTTTGACCTTGGACATTTCCTTGCCGATCAGCAGCAGCGCTGTCACCTGGTCGCGCATGGAAACGGGCTGGGCCTTGGCGCGGGCCTTATGCTGTGGCGGGACAATGCGCGCGGCATCCTCCAGCGCAGTCATGCGGTCGTAGACGCGGGTTTGTACCTCCAGCGACTCGGACATGACCATGAGTTCGGCTTCACGTTTGGGCAGGTAGTAGCACTTGCGGGTCTCGCCTTTGGCATCTTTGTAACCGGCTAAAAATTTAGCCGGTTGAATCCCTGGATGGTTCTCGATCTTGGCCAGGAAGTTTTTGTGTAGAAGCTCCGGGGCACCCTGCGGGCGCATGGAGTTGATGATCTCCACCAGCTCCATGCTGGACATGGTGACGGCGGAATTGAGGGTGAGTTGGTTCATGCTGCTAACTCCTTGCTGGTGTGGCTGCTTTTTCCTTGCGATGCCGCCATGCGGCTGAGGTTGCTCAGCGAGAGGTGTTTGCTCTCGCCATGGCCCAGAACGCGGGCTTTGTAGGCGGGCCAGTGCTCGGCGAGTTCGTCCCATTTGCCCAGGCCACGGGCCACGCCCTGGGCTTCGATGGATGCGCGGCTGTCGGGGTCGTGCACGCTGGGTGCGGCAGCGGTTCTGGGGACAAATGGGGGCGCGAGCGGGGTCTGATTTCCGCAAACCCATTCGGCCTTGAACCCAGTCCAACCCCGGCAGCAACACTCCCGCAATACGGCGTCAAGCGTCCATCCGGCTTTGGCGGCTTCCTTGCGGATGCCGTCAATGGCGGTCTGGGTCAGTTTGGCTTTTTTGCTTTTTCGCAGTTCAACAAAATCTGACCAAACCGAATCGACAACGCCGTCAGGCGGCGCGATAGCGCTTGTATTCATTTGGTTATTGGTTATTGGTGTTTGGTTATTGGGAGGCATACCGTTCGCATTACGTTCGCTATGCGTTCGCATTGCGGGCGCATTCGGATCGGCTTTGTTTTCGGTTTTGCCCGGCTTTTTTTCCCACCGCGCGGCGGCGCTACGTTTCGCTTTTACGCTTTTGTCGCCAAAGGCCTCGATCTCTTTTTCACACCGGCGTTGCATCCATGATCCCGAGACAAGCTCGAAAAACTCTGAGAGCACGCTGTTCAGTGCTGCCATCTCATCGGGGGTCTGTGCCCGAATCAGTCTGGCTACCTGGTCTTGCGGTAAAGCGGATTCGCGGACGTAGTACACGTCCATGAGCCGTGCGTAAACGCCGTGCTCAAGAAGGGAAAGGTGAGAGGTGTCCTTTAGGTAATCTCCTATGTGACGGTTGTAGTAATTCATGGTTCCGGCATCCAGCCATTACATTGACTTTGAACCTTTTGAATTCATTTCACCCATACCGCGAATCGCTTCTGGTTCACGTACCGGCGAATATTTGTCACGATTTTTGGCCTGCGCCCACGTGTGCGGGCTTGAATGACGGGCGCGCGCGCAAAGCGTGCATGGGTCAGGATTTGGGCGGTTTTCATTGCACCACCCCCGCGTGCTTTTCCAGAAAACCCAGGCGGCAGATGTCGTTGAGCGCGGCGTGGGCCTGCTCGGCGGCTTGGTGGTAGTCGGTGTTGGGGTTGCGCAGCTCACGCAGGGCGCGCTGCAAGGCGTTGCAGGCCGCTGCGTGCAGGTAAACGGCTTCGGGATAGGTAGGGACGTGGGCAGGACTGCCCACGCAGATTGAATGCGACATGACACGCTCCGTATCGAGACTTACAAAGCCTTGCTGGAGCGTTACTACACGCGTCCTGCAAGGGGTGACCGGGAGGTTAGTAACCCAGGACAAGCTGGGTGGACTTCTTTGCCATTGCTGGCTATTGCATCCGTCGCCCTCCCGGTCAAAAAATGAATTTTGGGGTGGGCGCAAAAAAACCGCTGTGCTTTCGGGTGCGGTTTTCCGCTTGTCACTGGAGTTACTAACCTCCACCTCTTTCGAGGTAGCGGGAGTATAGCGCGGGTTGGCGGTTTTTGGTAGCGGCGGTACACTTTGGTTGAAAGGGGTACGGCGATGACTACGATGATTTCCGAGGTTTACGATGCTTTTCGCTCCGTCGGTGTGAGCGAGGATAAGGCACGCAAGGCCGCTGAGGCGCTTGCCAATGAGTCTATTGCCACCAAGGGCGATATTGCCAAGCTGGACAAAGAAATGGCCGCGTTGCGCACCGACATTGCCGTGCTCAAGTGGATGAGCGGCGTTCTCATGGCCGGTGTTGGCGCACAGCTTGTGAAGCTGTTTTTCACTTGATAGCCCTGTAGCCCCCGTGGGCTTTGCGTGGGTAGCTATGGAATTCATAGTGCTGCCCCTTCGTTGAATAGCGCCAATTGCCGGGGCGCGATGTGCTTGTCCACCAGCAGCAGCAGGGCGCTCTTGCTTTCGCCGTCAAACTTGCCGCTGAGGTATGCGTAAGCCTCTTTGAACTTGTCGGCCCTCAGTTCATGGTAGCTGTTGACGTGGAACTTGTTATGGAAGCGTGCCCAGGTTTCGCCGTGGGTCTGTTTGCCCGAGGCGACTATCAGGCTCACCAGCTCGCACAGCTCTTGCCTTTGGGCGGTGTTGATGTATTCGGCCTTGACCTTGAAGTAGGCATTCACCAGCCGACGCTGCACGTTCCACGCCAGGTCATCCGTGAACGATTTGACCAGCAGCATGTAGCCGGATTCGGTGAGCAGGGTTATGTCCTCGCTGGCAAACTTGGAAAGGCTTGGATCGAGGTGCCGACGAAATTCGTCGGCGCCTACCGTGAAGTAATCCTCGCCCTCGATCAGCCTGTGTTTGTTTGCCCGGAAGTTACGACCAGCCGTTTCTTCGGGCCGCTTGTGTACGGCGTCAACCATTGCCAGCGTAACAACCCGCATGCCTTTGAATACCAAGATGCGTAGCGGGGTCGCTTCAATTTCTACCGATGCCAGCTCAGAGGTAAATCGGGAGGAATTCCCAGAACTCCTTGAGGTAGGCGTTGAAGAGGTGTTTGTGGCCGTACTTTTTTTCGAGGATTTCGTGGTTGAATTCTTCGTCGGTTTGTCCGATGCGCACGGATTTCCACATTCCGTCTGGGGTTTTGAGCATGTAGAGGTCTTCTCGGGGGAATCCATAAATGGCAAATCCGCCGTCCTCCCACAAGATTGATCCGTGTTCAAGCCATCCATCTCCGGAGAAATTTTTGAGTTCGATAACGTCCGGGTGCTGGTGGAAGAAGATGTTGAGCTGCATGATTCGGCGGGGTGGCTAGTGTTCATCACATCCCCCTCAAGCCACCCGACGCAGGCGCAGCGTGTTGGTTTTTAGGTCGCCGCGGGCGAGCAAGCGCATGTGGCCGCATTGGTGCTCCTGGCGCATGGCCTGGCTTATCGTGTAGCGGTCTTGCAGCGGCAAGAGCAGGATTTGGCCCACGGGCAGGCGGCAGAAAAGCGCGCTGTAACCGTGCACGGGTGTGCCTGCGGGTACGGCTTGTGAACATGTAGCGTTCTTCATGGCGTATTCCTCGCGTGGTCTTCAGAGATTGATGATGCTGCGTATGGCGCGGGGCGTGTAGTTGCGCCCACTGGGCGGCGGTGGGCAGTAGGTCGGGAATTGCATCACCGCTGCGTTGTACGGCGTGGCTACAACGCCTTTGTATGGCGCGGCTTTGGGCATACTGCCTGGCAGTGTGATCTGTGAGCGTGGGCCGGGTACGGCGTAGCGTGGGGGCTTCTTTTCTTCGGGATTGTCTTCTTGCCCCAGGCTTTTCAGCAGCTTCTCGCCTTGGGGGGTGATGCGGTACAGGTGCTGATCGCGCACTATGCCGTTGAGATTTTTACGGCGCACCGTAATTTCCACCTCGATAAGGCCTTTCTTTTTCAGGCTGATGATGGAGCCAACCGGCACAGTAAAACCAAGTTGGTCGTGGAGGTCGGTGATGCAGCTGTCCGGGTGCTGCGCGATGGTGCGCAGGACTTCGAGGGCAGTTTTGCTTATCTTGTTTTTCATACCGTCACCCCCTCAAACTCGGCAATCAGCCCGAGCGTGCGGATGGCGTCCAGCGCCGCGCGGGCCTGGATGGCGGCATGGTGGTAATCGGTGTGGTCGTTGCGCAGTTCGCGCAAGGCACGCTGCAAGCCGTTGCACGCAGCAGCGTGCAGGCTCACAGCATTGGAAATAGCCGGTGCATGGGCAGGACTGCCCACTATGGATGGCGACATAAAACGCTCCTCATCGAGACTTACAAAGCCTTGACGGAGCGCTTTCAGACGCATCCGACTCGGCGGCCGGGAGGCTGAAAGCCCAGGATGAGCTGGGCGGACTTCTTTCCCCTTGCGGGGTGTTGTATCCGTCGCCCTCCCGGCCAGAAAATGAATCTGGGGCGGGCGCAAAAAAACCGCTGTGCTATCGGGTGCGGTTTTCCGCTCATCACTGGAGGTTTCAATCTCCACCTCTTTCGAGGTAGCGGGAGTATAGCGCGGGTTGGCGGAGAGTGGCAAAGTATTAACAAATTGCTTGATGTTTGTATCTTTTGTTAATACAATTTGCTTATGGTCACTTACGACGAACCGAAACGCCAAACGAATCTGGCTCGCCACGAGCTTGATTTCATCGGGTGCGAGGCGCTGTTCGATGGTCCGGTGGTCAGTTGGGACGATGATCGGGATGCCTACGGCGAATTGAGGATCAATGCGCTGGGTTTTCTCGGTGGCATCGTTGTGCACATGACTTACACAGAGCGCGGCGACGATCTGCACGTCATCAGTCTGCGCAAGGCCGAAAAACATGAAATCCGCTACTTTGCCAAGCAACTTTCCAAATAGCCAGGAAGCCTGGGAAAAGTTGATCGCCGAGGCTCCCGGCGAAGATCGCCCGCCGACTGCGCAAGAGGAAGCAGCGCGGTCGAATGCCATCATCAGCCATTCGCTGCCGGAGCTGCGGGAAAAACTCGCCGCTCGACGGCGAGGCAAGGGGCGCTCCCCGCTTAAGGTGCCAACCACCATCCGACTGGATGCCGATGCCCTGGAGGCCGCCAAAGCCAGCGGCAAGGGCTGGCAGACGCGAATAAATGCCCTTGTGCGTAAGGAATTTATTGGCGCATAGCCAAACTGGCCTCCAGCCCACGTGGGCTGTGCGTGGGTAGCTATGGAATTCATAGTCTTGCTGCCGCTCATTTGCTTTCAAATCCTCTTTCAACACGCCAGCCACTCATACCGGCTGGCTTTTTTTTGCCTGTGCGGTCTCTCCCGCCGCAGCACATTCCCGCTGACGTTGCAGTTGTGGTAGAGGGTCACTACCGATCCGCTTGCATGTGCCATACCTGCTCACCATGAGTTCGATCACTGTGGTTGTTATGTTTATTATTACCCATCGGGTAATGTTGTCAACACCCAAAGGGGAAATTTTTTACAAAATTTACGCAATCCAGAGAAAATTTGCTTCAATAGGGCGCAAAAAAACCGCCTCGGGGGCGGTTGGTTTGCTTCACATCAGTTTTCTGGTTTTGCCAATTAAGCCAACGCTCCAAGCAGCCGTTGATAAAAGTTGAGTTTCACTGCAGCATCATCCCGGCCTATCTCAATCACGACATCGTTATAGGCCACGTCGCGCAATGAATCAACTTCTGCAGTGTCTCCTTCTCGGGCCTTATTAAGCGCCTGTTCGAGTTCTGCTGCGCTCATACCCAAACCAATCGTGCGCAGTTGGGCATAACGTTTGCAGTCGGCCTCGTTGGCAGCGGCTTTGTCTGCAGGGCGTACCGCCAGATTGACCGCGCCAAAGGTTGCCAATAAGACGGCACCGGCCACTGGCAACCAAGCGGGTGCATTGGTAGCAAGCGCCGACATGACTCCGCTGCCACCAAGAACGGTCAAAAAAACAGTTGCAGCCTGAAAGTGCCGGTAAATGCGTGCCGTGCGCTGGCACAACCGTTCGGCGTAGCGCACTTCATTTAACAGAGTGGTTTTGTCCATAGTCAAATTATGTGCCGCGCATTAGGCTTTTCAAGGGCTGGACATTTTTTTGCTAGGGGGCGGTGGCGGTGGCGGTGGCGGTGGCGGTGGCGGTGGCGGTGGCGGTGGCGGCATCGGTAGCGGCCTTGGCGGAACATGTGCTTTGTGTTTTGTCATGAATGGTTATTCAAAGTAATGGTCATTACTTGCCGTTCGTCCCGGTGGCTCTGGCTGGTTGCGAAAGCGCATCTACTAAGCGCACTATCGTTGCCCACTGATCAGGTGGCATCGCCTCCATCAATTGCATAACTTTGGTGCGCGGGTCTTCGTTGCCATGTAATTCTGCACAAGTTGGTGGTGTATCCATCCAGCCATGATCCAACGATAGCTTTTGTTCGATTTGACGCGCCATCGGGCTACCCATGTTGTATGGCTTTCCGCCTCGGTCGTGTCTGATGTTCGCGTTCAATATCCTTGTCATGGTTGCCGTCTCGGTTCTTGCATAGCCGAGCGTCTCGCATAAATTAGCCATGCCACCATGCTTTTTGACAAGCATTTGCAGCCGGATTCGTCTAGTCTCTTCCACTGATTCCATCCTTGCTATTTTGCTAACCCACGGGGTAAAAATTAAATTCCCAAAAGGGCTTGATTTGCACTCCCCATTGGGTAAACTAAATGGCATGGAACTTGGATCATGGCTTAAAGCACAAAAAGGGCGGTCAATAGCACTCTCGCGTCTCATAAATGTGCCTCCTTCCTTCGTCACAAAAATGGCAAAAAAAGAGAAAGAAGTGCCTGCAGAACACTGTCGCGCCATCGTGGATTTCACCGATGGAGCCGTGACGGTACAAGACCTGCGCCCGAACGATTGGTTCAAATATTGGCCTGAATTTGCAGTATCCCCCGTGGACGGTGCTGGGGTAAATGCTGAATCCGTAGCGCAGGGGGAGTGATGCAGATGCTTGCGTTTGGAGACGATATCCGGGAAGCCATTCAGGCTGGAAACCATAAGGATTTATGTCACGGCCTGTGCTGTATGGCAGCTCTATGGTTTCATGTGGCAGGTACAGACATACGTTTACGGAATCATATTTTTGCAGCCAATGTGATTGACAACGGCATTCTGGCTGCTGCCTGTGACTTGTACGATCTGCTGGAACTATCGCCCCAAGGTCGGAAAGCCTTGCTTGACTTCTGCAACAAGCCAGTCTTTGAGCAAACCAAAGGTGAATGAGGCCGCAAATGTCTGATCCGCTGATTCTGATTCTCGAAGAGCTAACGGCTATCAGGGCGCTGTTGGAACGCAATACGATGGTTAATGCATCGGCAGTTTCTGTTCTTCCAGAATCAAATAAACGTGGGTCACACCAGGTTCCGCAATCCAGTGCCGTGCCACCACCACCAACGGTTTTTGGTCTGGAGTGATCTTCATGATGTCTCCTACCGCAGGTAATCCGGTTGCCGCGAAAAACGTCATCGGAATGGCGTCGGCTGCTGCAACGCCATCTGGCATGGATAGATGTATTTCGTATTCGTTCATGGGGAGTCCTTTCGGGTTCGGGTTGTGGGACTCGAATGGTAATCCGTCTGGATTCCCCACCCATCTGTCGCAAGGAGCATAAATGTCCTTCAAGTGCACCGAGTCCGTCACGATCCACCTGCCTCATGACATGGAGCAGACCCTGCGTGCCGACGCCCATGCCGCCGGGTGCGCTGTGGGCGAATTTGTGCGGGACATGATTTGCCTGCATCAGCATGGCTTGACCTTTGGAGAGCTTGTTGCTAACCATAGGCGCGAGGTACTTAAAAGCAAAGTCGCAAAGGCGGCGCAACTGCGCAGCGTGAAAGAGGCGTCAACGTGACAAGACCCACGGGAACCGTTGGCGAATTGCGTCAGGCGTTGCTGGAGTCAGCCCGCGTGCTGGCACAGCCGAATCGCGCACCGACCCTCTTGGAGCTTACGCAGCATGCGCAGGTGGGCCGGGTAGCTGCCATGAATACGGTCAAGAATATGGTGCGCGCGGGGGATTTGCTTATTGTGCGCAGGCGCTGGGTAGCCCACAGCGCCAAGCCGGTTGCGGAGTACGCGCCGGGGGATGCGCAGGACGATATTCGCCATGGGCATGGCTGGGTTGATCTTGCAAGGTGTGTTGGAGGATGGGCTAGATGAACGAAATGACGAGTTATCTCGTGCGGCTCAAGGCATCCGTCTTGCATCATGCCGCCCTGATTTCGCCCAGTAACTCCGGGTGCTTGTCCAGTAGTTTGAACAGCAGCACGGTGGATTTGTGGGGCTGCGTCTTGCCGCGTTCGTACTCTGAAAACGCACTGCTGCCCCCGCCAAACAACTGCCCGGCCTCCACCTGGCGCAATCCCAGCTTCTTGCGTGTGGCGCGCAAGGCCTGCGCATTGCGCTCATTCACACGCGCACGCAGCGCCTCTACCGCGTCTGCGTACCGATCCCCCTCGCCGTTGTCAAAATGGCAATCCCCACACACGGGGCAATGCCAGCCGCGCACCTGGCTAACAGCAATACTCATCCCCTCAATATCCACACGCAAATCCCGCGCACCGTACTCCAGGTGGCTCAGCACATGGTTTTCATCGCACTGCAAACAAAACCGTTTCTCTGTCATTTCATTGCTCCTTGAACTGAATCACCGTCGCCCCTGCCTGAACCGTCACCTTGATATAAGCCGTTTTTCCATTGGGGCATGGTGCGTGGTACACGTCTTGCCACACCCGGTGGTCGGCGTGCGTGGTCATGCTTTTGAACAACATTCCGCGCTGCAAACCCAACACCACCTCTATCGCCTGCGAATACGTCAACCCCAGCGCGTCAATTCCACGGCCTGCCGTGGCGGTAAAAGCGCTTTTACCCTGCGCCAACACCAGCGCCTTTACCTCTTCGAGCTTGTAGTGAGCGGCGTTCTTTTCCATAGCGCTGATTGTATGGATTCCATATATTTCAATCAAGCGATATTTGCCCCCACCCCATTCCCGCGCTATACTCCCCCTGCCTCGAAAGAGGTGGAGGTTGAAAGCTCCAGCGACAAGCGGAAGACCGCACCCGACAGCACAGCGGTTTTTTTACGCCCGCGCCAGATTGAAATACCCAGAAATGGGTATTTGAAAGTTTGGCCGGGAGGGCGACGGCCATACAACACCCGCAAGGGAAAGACCGTCCACCCAGCTTGTCCTGGGCTTTCAACCTCCTGGCCGCCTTGCCGGATGCGTGTGAAAGTGCTCCGTCAAGGCTTTGTAAGTCTCGACAAGGAGCGTTCTCATGTCTAATTCCGTCTTCGCCATCGGCGAAACCTCCGTTCGTCAACACGACGGCCTTTTCTCTCTCAACGATCTGCACGCCGCCGCCGGTGGTGATGCAAAGCACGACCCGAATCGGTTCATCCGTTTGGATTCGACACAGGCACTAATTGCTGAAATCAAATCCGCAGATTCGCGGAATTGCATTGAAACCAAGCGCGGCGCAAATGGTGGCACCTACGCCTGCCGGGAGCTGGTGATTGCCTACGCCGCTTGGATCAGCGCGGCGTTTCACCTCAAGGTGATTCGGGTGTTTCTGGGGCAGCAGGCGGCGGTAGTCAGTAGCCAGCCTGAGCCGCAGCAGGCGCGTATTGAGCACGTGGCATCAACTGAGCGCTTCGAGGCTGCATTGCAGGCTGCCGGGGTTGCGGCATTTCAGGTGCATATGGCCGTCGGGCGCGCCGTCCAGGCCGAGGGCGATGACTGGAAGCAAACACGCTGGCTGCTTTCATTCGACTCCAGCAAAGGCATGGTGGCCCCGGTGGTAGAGCCGCTGGCCGGTAGCGCCCCGATGCAAACCCGGCGTGAACTCAGCCGACTCATGGAAGAAGTCGCCCAGGTCAGCCAGAAACTGCAAGCAGCAATGGGGGGTGTGTGATGAACAACCTTCCGAATATCGATTTCAAAGCGCTATCGGATGCGCTTTTGCCGTATGCAGATGACCTGGTGCCCCAGTGGCTGCCCGGCGGCGTGCAGAGTGGCCATGAGTATAAGTGCGCCAATCTGCACGGTGGCGCGGGGGAGAGTTTGTCGGTCAATCTGAATACGGGGCTTTGGGCGGACTTTGCCACCGATGCGCGCGGAGGCGATCTGGTCAGTCTATACGCCTGCATTCACAGCCTGGACATGGGAAAGGCAGCCGTTATTCTGGCCAGGGAACACGGGCTGGAGTCGGTAGCCGGCATCGTGCATGGCGGCAATGGCCATGGCGAGGCGCTGCCCAAGCCTGCCAAGAAAAAACGTGATGATTCTGAGGGCTGGAAAACGGTTGTTCCCGTGCCGGATTTTGCACCTGAGCCAACGTTCTGGAACTTTGGCCGCAAAGCCGAGGATATAGAGCACACGGCGCAGTATCAGATCGACGGCGCGCTGTATGGCTATGTGGTGCGGTTTCGCACGTCGGATGGGGGGAAGGTGACTCTGCCCTACACCTGGTGCACCAGCGCGCGCGATGGCACTTCTAAGTGGAATTGGAAAACATGGGGCGCTGAACGTCCGTTGTATTTTCCGGCAGGTGTTTCGCCAGAGCGAGCCAGCAAGGCCAGTGGATCGTTGCCTACGGTGGTTCTCGTTGAGGGGGAAAAAAAGGCGTGCATTTTGCATAACCTGCTGCAGGCCACAGCACCGGGTGTCTACAGCGTGGCGAGCTGGAGTGGTGGTTGCAAGGCATGGAAAAAATCCGATTGGCATTGGCTCAAGGGTTGCACGGTGCTGTTGTGGCCCGATTGCGATTGCAAGCCCGCATTGCCACCTGAAAAGCAGCCCGGCATGGCCGCCATGCTGGGTATTGGCGCTTTGCTGCAGTGCAATGGCTGTGCGGTGCATATGCTGCCCATTCCGGCGCCGGGTGCGGTGCCGGACGGCTGGGATTGTGCGGATGCAATTCAGACGGATGGCTGGGATGGGGCGCGGGTGCTGGAATTCTTTGGCCGCGCGCAACCGATGGCAGCGGATGCGGGAAGTGTTGCGGCGGGCGGCAGCGGGGGTGACGATGGTAAAAAAATCGACCGTCCCGCTGACGCTGGGGGTAGTGGGGATGCGTTTCAGGATCATCTGAATTTTTTGTGTGATTCGTTCAAATGCAAAGTGCATGAGTTGGCCGTTAATCGCAAGATGATTATTGCGGCGCTGCGCAAGGCTCCAGCGCTGGCGGGCATTCTGGGAACCAATAAACTGACTGGCGCGTCCTGCACGTTACGGGCGTGGCCGTTCAGGGAAGAGGCTGGGCCGTTGCAGGATACGGATGATTTGCTGCTGGGGGACTGGCTTTGCAGCACGTATCACCTCAAGGGCGCGAGCCGGGCGGCGTTGATGGAGGCCATTCAGACGGTAGCGGATCAGAATCAGTTTCACCCGATTTGCGATTGGATCGATGCGCAGGTGTGGGATGGCAAGGTGCGGATCGACAAGTGGTTGATTCATGTGCTGGGCTTGGACCCAGAAAAGTTGAAGCCCAAATACAAACGTTACCTGGAGCTGGTGGGGAAATTCATGCTGATGGGACTGGTGGCGCGGGTGATGAATCCGGGCTGCAAGTTTGACTATTCGCCCGTGCTGGAGGGTGTTCCGGGGCGCGGCAAGAGCACGTTTGTGAAAACGCTGGTGGGTAACGAGTTTTTCAGCGACACGCATTTTGAGCTGGGTGTTGGCAATGCTTGCATGGAGCAGCTAGATGGTATCTGGGGCTATGAGTTGAGCGAATTGACCGCACTGCGCAAGGCCGACAGTGAGCAGGTGAAGCAGTTTTTCAGTTCCACGGTGGACCGGTTCAGGGGGGCTTATGGCAGGTATGTGCAGCAGCATCCCCGGCAATGCGTGATTTTCTGCAGCACGAACAAAAAACGGTATTTGTACGATTTGTCGGGCAACCGGCGCTTTTGGCCGATCTGGATTGAGCAGTTCATCAAGCTGGATTGGTTGCAGAAATACCGTGGCCAGTTGTTTGCTGAGGCGCTGACTTTGTACCGTGCCGGGGAACGCTATTACCCCTCGCCCGAGGAAGAGGATGAATTCTTTGTGCCTGAGCAATACAAGCGCCTGGTAGAAACGGCTGTGCAGTCACGGATGTATGACTTGCTCACGCGCGATGGCGCGCCCGGCGGCGATAGCAAGTTTTCCGCAGACATTAACGTGCACACGGCTTTTATCACCCTGGATAGGATAGTGGCGGCCTTGGGTGCGGATGCGGCAAAAAGCGGCAGCAGTTTGGAAAGCCAAATTAATGGCTGGTTCGATTTGCACGGCTGGGTGTACAAGCGCGAGAGTACGGGCCAGCGCAGGCGGGGCTTTCAGCGGCCAAAGGTTTGGCCTCCAGTAATTGAGGATGATGAGGATGCGCAAGCATCAACCCGCAACACGCAAGCGGGCGAATTTGAGGGCAGTGACGATGATCCATTTTGACCAGCGAAGGCCGTGCGTGGCCGAAAAGGTCGTGGTTCAAGAATCGCGCCGATCCACTACATACACAGGACGCTCGAATGGCAGCGTGTGTTGTGGCGCGGTAGCGGGGATGTCATTGCATGCCCCTATGACGTAGGCCCCAGCCGTCGCGCCTATGGGGCCTGTGTGGGCCTGTTCTTTGAGGGAACCGTCCACACGTCCACCATTTGGCATGGAGCGCACAGCACGGTGGTATTCACCTATGTACCGTGTTGGAGCTGCTGCATTGTCCAATGTAGGCAGGCCCCCGTAATGCGTGCATGCGCATGTAGGCGCACGTGTGCGAGCGCGCGCGCCCGCGCGCAGTTTGTGTGTGTGTGTTGTATGTATTAAGTATTAATAGTGGACGGATGGACGGCAAGGTAAAACAGCGGGGAGATGCAATGACAGTGGAAGAAAAAATCGCTGAGATCACGGCGTATATGCCAGAGACGTACAAGAGCATTCAAGCCAAGGCGCAGCAGGTGGGGAACAAGGCTTATGAGTGGGTGCGCCGTGGCTTACGCGGCGAAGCCAATTGCTTCTACGCTTTCGAGGCTGGGCACGTGGTTGGCACGCCGTTCAACCGAACGGACATCATGGAGCACGTTTCAAAGTACATGGTGCAATTCGGCTGCGAACACATCGTTATCTGGGCTACTGAGGGGCAGGTGCATGGCGCGCATTGAATGGGTCAAACAACGGCTGGAAAACTGGGCGTTGTGGAAAGAGCGCGAAGTTCATTCAGGTCTTGGATTTGCAAAGCAGTCGGTGTTGTTGTCCGATGCGGTTGATCGGTATCGTGAGGCGTCAATTCCCGTGGATAGCGTTGATGCTGCATTGACGAATACGGCGGTCGAATCGTTGCGCGATGGCAGATCGCACCTGTACATGACGCTGCAGTTGATTTACATCGCAGGCATTGGCATCCGGGAAACAGCACGGCGCATGGCACGCGCGGAGTCAACGATCAAAGCCCACCTGGAGCAGGCAGACCATGCTTTGTCTCAATGGTTTGGTGAGCGTGCGAAAAATCCAAAAAGAGTTTTTACACCTTAGACTTTTTTGCTACATTTCAGGCAAGCTGTGGATTTGGTGTCACCTACCGCCATGTACATAGCGACAAACCCCTGCCAGTGCATCACTCGCAGGGGTTTTTCTTTGTGCGATCCGAATTATTCAACCATGCCAACAGCAGCCCCAAAACCTTGCGGACACCCTGGTTGCGGGGTATTGGTGCGCGACGGTGGATCACGCTGCAAGGATCATCCAAAGGTCAACAGCTTTGCGGACAAGAAGTCCAGGGGCACAAGGCACGAACGCGGCTATGGCTCGGCCTGGACAAAGCTGCGTGAGTCGATTCTGCAACGCGATGCTGGCCTGTGCCAGGCCTGCCGCAAGCAAGGCCGTTTAACGCCTGCACGCGACGTGGATCACATCATCCCCAAGGCAGAAGGTGGGACAGACGATGAAAGCAATCTGCAATCACTGTGTCGCGCATGCCACACCGAAAAAACCAAAGCCGAGACCGCACGCGGCGTGCAACGTGGCTTCACCCAGATAGGGGTGGGGGCATGAAATCTCTGCAACTTTCCCGCACGGGACAGATCGGAAGAGCG